AAGCTACTGAAATGTTTAATAGAAGTAAGGTAGAAACTACAACTGTGGGACAATTCACAGGCTTATTCGACAAAAACGGCAACGAAATCTATGAAGGGGATATAATCAGCATAAACGGTAAATACCCCAAATTGGTGAGATATATAGATGATTATGCTTGTTTTTGTTTAGCCAACATAGAAGACCTAGACGAAAAAATGGACACAGGTTATTGGCATCAAGTATCTCCCGGTTGGTGGAATTCATCAAAACGAATAATTAAAGTACTTAGTAATATTCATGATAATCCCGAATTAATTGACTAATAACAGAATAAGAAATGAACAAAATTAAAAAAGAATATTTGGTCAATGTAGATATGCGTTGGTCGATAAACTACGAAGTAAAAGCCTGTTCAGAAACAGAAGCAAAACGCCTTGCATGGGAGAAATTCAAAAAGAATCTTCCGAAGAAATGTTTCGAGATCTTGGCAGATAAAAAATAATCTTCAATATAAGATAGAAAGGAGCTAAATATGGAATATAGTAAAACAGGGCGTTTTACCGCTAATCAAGAAAAATTAGCTAAAGAAATAGCTATCCGAATTGCTAAATTGCGTAAAAGTGGTTGTTATGTATTCGGAAATGGTGATAGATTGCATGTTTATAAAATAAGAGATATCGAGCATGAGCAGCCATTACATCTTACTACAAGTAGCGATTATAACCATCCTCTTAAATATCTTGAAGCCGGACATATAAACGATAGTGGAGCAGGTGATATCCTGTTTTTTGAACCGGGATATATAACCGAAGAATAAACCTCAAAACAATAAAGATGAATATGAATGATTATAAAGATAAATATGGATATATAACTCGTAGGAAAATAGAAGTTCCCCAAAGAGAGTTGACTATTCGAGGACATAAGGTATCTGATATTAAAAGAGAAGATATTGAAAATTTCTGTAAAGCAAGAGCCATTCCACCTGAATGGTTGGTGAGTGAGCTTATCAAAGATATTGATTAACGTAAAACAATAAGATATGAATGAAACATTAGATCTGCAAATTAAGCGGTTAGAGTTTTGCCGTGACTGTATCGTACTTGATTACGATGCCGGGAGAGAAGAATACAATCACCTTGAAAGGATGATTGAAGAATTGAAACAACTAAAATCCAAACAGACATCCGCAAAAAGGTAGACCGATAATCTGGCATAAGGTTCCTGCAATAAGTCAGTACTGTGAGTAAGGGAAACCAGCCGGGCGGATTCTGAAAAATATAGAATTTTTATCGTGTTTTATTTTGTGTTTGTGTTGTACTGGTGCGCGGTCTGTGAAGATAGTGCACCTTTTTTATTTGAAGGAATGGCGGAATTGGCAGACGCGGTAAAGCTTGGCATTCCCGGTTCGAGTCCGGGTTCCTTCACAAAGCTTATTTTATGTTTAACCAATGATGCCGACGAAAAGGACGTCGTAGGGTTTAAGCCCCTGTATTTATTTGATTTTTAAATGTTCTGCATCTATCCCGGTGTCCGTTGATTCGGTATCCGGGAACAAAGTAGCTCGTGAGAGTGAATGTTTATCAATAAAAGAACAAGAATATCAAAGTCCACATTAGAGCGCTAGTGTGGCAATCATGGATAAGTGGCGGAATTGGAAGACGCACGGAACGTATGCCGGGACTCTCGCTTATTAGCAGTAAAGCTCATCCTCGTTCGAATCGAGGCTTATCCACAATCACTAATTAAAAAAACAGCTTATGGAAAAAGTAAGTAACAAAGAAAAAATGAAAACCATGAAGAAAGGAGCAACAATCAAGTTGCCAATATCTTCATTAGAGACAATTCGTAACAATGTATCCCTTTTGAACGCCAAACATTACAATGAAGGCAAGAAATGGAAGTCTGAATCATTCAAAGAAAAAGGCATTGTTATAGTTACCAGAACTGCGTAACCAATCAACTTACACGATTATGGAAAGAGTATTAACAGAACTTACACCTGAATGTGAGGTTACAGCACGAATGTACGCACAGGGGTATGAGAAGAAGGAGATAGCTTCGATGAAATGCAGGGCGTTGAGTACGATAAATAACCAACTGCAAGAGGCTTTCAGAATTCTTCGAATTAGAAACGGAAGAGAGCTGGCGACAATGTTTTATGAACGAATGACAGGAATGAAATTTACTATGGACTTCTCTCCTATTGCTCGTTCTGCAGTTGTTTGCTGCTTTTTATGCCTTTTTTCTTTTTCACTTTATCACGAACAGAGTGATATGAGAAGGGCAAGAAGAACAAGAGTTGAAACTATTGAAAGAGTAAGGAGGTTAGAATGAACGCAGAAGCAAAACTAAATACTCTCTATCGAATAGGTAGCAGAGTTTCTCTCAATAAAGAGCAGGCCAAAGAGTTTGTAGGCGGTCGCTATAGACTTGAAAAGCTGATAGCAGAAAAGAAAATACGGGCAGAAAAGACCGGAACCACGAAAATGTCTCCTTATGCGATCAATGCTTGTGATGTGCTTCTTTACGCTATTGATTCTAAAGAACAAAGAATATAATTAACCCTTTAAATTTTACGATTATGAGTCTTATCAAAAAAAGTAATGAATTAGTAATCCCTACCACAGTAAAAATGATGATTTACGGTCAAGCCGGTATGGGAAAGAGTACGGTAGCATTGAGTGCTCCGAAACCTTTGTTATTGGATTTCGATAATGGGGTGAAACGTATGAATATGGCACATTTGGAAAACATAGACACAGTACAGGTCACTTCTTGGAGTGATGTTCAACAAGTCTTGCAAGAAGATTTATCAGGCTATCAAACAATCGTTGTTGATACTATCGGTAAGATGATGGACTTTATCATTACTTATAAATGTGGTAGCCGCCAACCGTCTATCAGGGATTGGAGTGGTATCAATGCTGAATTTTCTTGGATGACAAGAACGCTCTCAAGTCTGAATAAACATATCATTTTTGTCGCCCACCGTGATACAAGAAAAGAAGGTGATGATACGGTGTTCATTCCTGCCTTACGTGAGAAGTCCTACAACTCCATCGTTACTGAACTGGATTTGCTTGGCTATCTTGAAATGAAGAGCGAGAGAGGCATACAGAGACGTACTATAACCTTTGACCCGACTTCAAGAAATGACGGCAAGAACACTTGTAATCTACCTTCTGTAATGGAGGTGCCTACTATCGTCGATAAGAGCGGTAATCCGACCGCAAAGAACGACTTTATCACCACTAAGATAATCAATTCATATTTAAGTATGCTGGCGGCTAAGAAGGAAGCACAGGAAAAGTATGACAAGGTGATAGAAGAAATAAAAGAAAGCATTGAATTTATCACCGATGCCAACTCCGCTAATGAGTTCGCTTCACATATCAATGAGTTTGAACACGTTGGTAGTTCTCTAATGAAAGCGAGAAGCCTGTTTGCAGCCAAAGTAAACTCTTTGGGGTTGGTATTTGACAAAGAAACTAAAACCTATTCAGATGCAGCCTAAATATCGTTTTTACGCCACGATTCTTGATGCCTTTTGGGGATATCTGAATAGTGATGTAATTTGGGATAAGTATTGGGGATGGAGTGAAAATCCTCCCTATACTCCCGAAGAATTTCACGAACAGCAGTTTCAAGAACTGATAGACCGTATCAATCGAAAGCCTTTTGATAACGAGAAAGCGGACAGGGGTACTTGCTTCAATGAATTAGTAGATGCCTTGATAGAGAATAGAAAGCCAAAAGATATAATTGTAGAGAGGACAGCAGATGGTTTGTCTTATCAGGCTACTTACAACAACAGGGTATTTACTTTTCCTATCTTTATCTGCCGCGAGTTTGCCAACTACTTCAAAGGTGCTCTAACTCAGCAACGAGTAGAAGCAATCCTTCCTACCACATTCGGTAATGTATTGGTTTATGGCTTCATTGATGAACTGATGCCTACCACCGTTCACGACATCAAGACAACAGGTAGCTACAGCGTTGGTAAGTTCAAAAGTCACTTTCAACACCTCGTTTACCCGTATGCTTTGATTCAAAATGGCAATGATATACGAACATTCGAGTATAATATACTTGAATTTAGTAAGGCGGGCTACCCAGTAGATACCTATACTGAAACCTATGTTTTTGTTCCCGAACGTGATATACCAATTCTCACTAATCATTGTGAAGAGTTTATTCGGTTCTTGGAGGAAAACAGGGAGCTTATTACTGATACTAAAATTTTTGGCTTAGATGATCTTCAACCTGAGTAACCCCTACGAAGTAGATAAGTATAAAGAGTATGTAAACAAGCTATTCAAAGACCGCGCGGTTGTGGAGGTTAAAAAGCGACTTCCCAACCGCACATTAGCGCAAAATAGCTATTTACATCTGATACTTAGTTTTTTTGCCTGTGAACTTGGCTGCAGTCTCGATGAGGTTAAGCTTGACTACTTCAAAAAGACCTGTAACCGTGATTTATTCGAACGAAAGAAAATCAATAAGCAGGGAAATGAAATCACTTATATGCGTAGTAGTTCAGAACTTACAACTGGCGAGATGACAACAGCCATAGAGAGATTCAGAAACTATTCTGTTGCTCAAGCTGGTATTTATCTGCCGGCTCCCAATGAAAATCAGTTTCTAATCCATATCCAACAAGAAATTGAACGTAACAAAGAATTTATTTAATTATGAATATAACAAGAACCATATCTGAACAAGTTGCCGAAAAGATGGTAGCCCCGATAGTTGCTAAGATAAAGTCACTATCAGATGAAAGACAAATAATATCAGAGGAAGCGATTCAGAACTCTCTACCTAAAGATTTGAAAGATTGTTTTGAAAAACATAAAAGTTGCTTTCAGAAATCATCCTGCGCAACCCTCTACTCCGGTAAACATGAAATTAGGATTGAGAAGCTATCATATTTTCCTGCTTCATCATCTTGGTATCCGCATATCGAGGTCGGTAGTCAAGTCATTGAACATCTTGATAAACTGCGGATAAAGATTGATAAACTAAACGATGAAAAAGAAAAGACTTACAATTCAATTGTATCAGCCCTTCTTTCTTTGAGGACATTTAAAAGAGCAAAAGAACAATTTCCTGATGCTTATGAGTATTTGAAAGAATACGAAGAACCAGGCAAAACAGCGGTGTCTTTACCTATTGAAGATATTCTCTCAACAATCAAGAAGTACAAATAATTCCAAATAACAGCTATTTGGAAGTTTTGATTTTAAATAATGCGGAAAACAAAGGTAATACACGTGTATCTGATATTTGAGAAACGGAACTATTACTTCAGCTCAGTGACGGGTATCTTCCGGCATTTATCCGAAGGTCAGATAGGCATCAAACAAAGTACATTATCTCACAATATGGAGAATACTATTGTAACCAGTAGGGCTATAATCCGTAAGAGTGAGCTATTGAGATAGCTTTGTTAACCTTTTTACCCCAGCCTACCTGTCTGTGAAGATTGGCGGGCGAACATGGAGAAGTGGCGGAATCAGTAGACGCACCACTCGATAATAGGAATGCCAACCTTAGATGTGGCGAGCTTGGCAACTCGTCCCAGTGCAAATCTGGGCTTCTCCACAAACTTATGTTGGAAAGGGGATATGAAAGTATTCAGTTGCAAATGGATATTTCCGTAATGCGCATACGGATAGTGTCCCCGAATGGAATAATGTGAGCCACACATAAATGGCAAGGGTTAGTGAATAATAGTTGTGCCCCGGAGAATACGCTTCGGGGCTTTTAATTAGGAAAATTATGAAGACATACGCAGATACTTTTAAAGATAAAATAATAGGTCTGTCAAAAGAAGAATTGCAAAATCTAAGAGATTCTATATTTGATAAGATAGAGGTTTATAGAGAAAGACTTGCTATAGTAAGCAACGATAAAAAAGTTCATGATTTAACCGTCTCTATTCGTCGGAAGAAGATAGAAATAAGAGAGATAAATAAATTGTTGAAACAATGCCATACTACATAAAAAGCACTAAGGCTAAGAAGAAAGACAAGCCTTTACCTCTGTTTGATAAAGCAGGGGTAACAGTAAAGAAGAAGCCGGATTTGAAAGCTAAACTTGATAAGGAGTTCTCTCTCTTTATCCGGCTTCGTGATTGTATGCCGAACGGATATTTTCGCTGTATCAGTTGCGGACAGATAAAACCGTTTGAGCAAGCCGATTGCGGGCACTACTTCAGTCGTACACATTTGGCGACACGGTTTGATGAGAATAACTGCCATGCCGAATGCCGTCACTGCAATAGGTTCAAAGCTGATCATCTGGAAGGATATCGGGTGAATCTGATAGCCAAAATCGGGCAACAGAAATTTGACTTGCTGAAAGTGAAAGCTGCTGGTACTTCTAAGGTGTCAGATTTTGAGTACGAGCAACTAATTAAGTATTACAAAGCACTCAGTAAAAAACTACGAAAGGAGAAAGGAATATGAGTTTCGTACTTCGAGATTATCAACAACAAGCATCCGATAAAGCCGTAGCGTTCTTTAATGACAAACTAAAGAAAACCAACGCCATTATGGTTTTGCCGACTGGATCAGGCAAATCGCTTATCATTGCTGATATTGCCAACCGGTTAGACGGACATACCTTGGTGTTTCAGCCCTCGAAAGAAATTTTAGAGCAAAACTTCAAAAAGCTATGTTCATACGGTGTGCTTGATTGCTCCATCTATTCAGCCTCTTTCAACTCAAAGGAGATAAGCCGGATAACCTTTGCCACCATCGGCAGCGTAAAAGGACATCCCGAACTATTTGCACACTTCAAGAACGTGATAATAGATGAGTGCCACTTAGTGAATCCAAAGGAAGGAATGTACAAAGACTTTCTTTCTATATTGAAATGCAAGGTTCTTGGATTAACAGCTACACCTTATAGACTTTCATCCAGTCAGGATTTTGGTTCTATGCTGAAGTTCATCACCCGGACCCGTCCGGCTATTTTCAAAGAAGTTATCTACCACGTACAGGTATCTACTTTATTGGATATGGGTTTTCTTTCTAAGTTGAATTACTACCCAATGAATCCTATGGGATGGAACGAATTAAATTTGAAAGTAAATACCACCGGTGCAGACTATACGGATAAATCAGTTCAGCGGGAATATGAACGAATAGACTTTTATAGTTATCTCGTTCATATCGTACATAGGCTCATGAATCCAATACAAGGAGGTAAGCGTAAAGGTATCTTAGTCTTTACCCACTTCTTGAAAGAAGCTGAACGGCTAACATGGTCTATACCTGGATGTGTAATTGTTTCTGGTGAGACTCCAAAGAAAGAGCGCGAGCAGATACTCGAAGCGTTTAAGTCCGGTGAGATTCCGGTAGTAGCGAATGTCGGAGTATTGACTACAGGTTTCGACTATCCCGAACTTGACACTATTGTTATGGCACGTCCTACGATGTCTCTTGCTATGTGGTATCAGATTGTTGGCCGGGCTATCCGTCCGCATCCATCAAAAGAAGCTGGATGGGTTATAGACCTCTGTGGTAATGTCAAACGATTCGGAGAAGTAAAAGACCTTCGACTAGTTGACGGTGGTAATGGTAAGTGGGCTGTCTGGTCCAAAAGTAGGCAATTAACCAATATTTATTTTTAAATTATGGCAAAGAAACCCGAAAAAGAAGTTATTCGTCCAGATACCTGTTCAAAATGTAAGAACGGTGAATTGGTTCCTGTATCTAAAGGAAATCCCCGTGTTGTCTATTGTACCCTGTTGAATAAACGTTTCGTAGCTGACAGTATACGAAACTGTATATATGCGATTTGAATATGAATAGTTATCAACTAATATCCAAACTCCGAAAGGTTCGGGATGATACCTATCTCACTACAGCCGCCCAAGCTCTTTATCACGAACTTGTAGCCATCTGTAATGAAATGAAGTGGAAGGATGTTTTTAAAAAGAAGAACTCTGATTTGTGTTCTATTCTGAATATGTCAGAGAAAACCTTAATAAAATCGAGGGGTGATTTGAGCGATGCCGGATTACTTTACTTCCAATCGACAAAAGACAAGCGAATAGGTTGTTATTACTCATTTACTACTGTAATATCATCCGTCTATTTTCCAGATGAAAGTACAGATGATTCTACAGATGAAAGTTCAGATGATAATAACGAAGGTGGAGAAATACCACCTGTAGAATCATCTGTAGAAACACCTGCAAAATGCTTAGATGATAATTTGGCATCATCTGAACTTTCATCTGGAAAATGTTTAGATGAAACGCAAATCCCACCTATTATAGATATTAAAACTATAAACAAAGAAGAGAGTCTCGCGCATACGCACGAGAGCCCCCCACCCGATAAGAAGAAATCCCGAAAGGAAAAAGGAGATGAAACTCCGTTAGTTTACCCTTTCACTTCAATAGCTTTTATGTCAGCATGGGAAGCACTCCGTAAAACTCCAAAATGGAAAAAGAAGCTCAATTACGCTTTGCAGCTTTCGTTAGACAAACTATCCATGTTCGAAGAAGAGTTCGCCATCCAGCAGATTGAAAGAGCAATTGAATCTAATTGGACCGGGGTTGTATTTACGGGAACTGAACGAGATTATCAAGAATGGTTAAAATTAAAGCATGGAAACAATCAGAAATCAAATCAATCCTCAGAGTGTGCCGTTAAAGTTCGGACGGTCAAGTTATGATGCAGTTGCTTTCAGGAATTCTTCAGCTCTTTTCCGTAGGTGCTGTTTATTGGCATGTCCCGAATTCACTGTTGATGAAAGAAATCGTGATTTTATGAACGAGCTTTTTTTATATCTCATCAAGGGATCAGAAAAACTAGATAGTAACAAAGGTTTATTACTGTATGGTCCTGTTGGAACTGGTAAATCCACGATATTGAAAATTGTCCAATTGTACGACAGGTATAGCAATGGTAAAGACGAAACTGGATATTACTTATCTGGTGGATTTCCTATTGAATCAGCTACATTCATTTCTAATCAATACACAAGAAAGGGAGTTGATGGTATTTCTAAATACGATGGGTTAAACGGCATTGCCCTAGGTATTGACGAAGTAGGGAAAGAACCAAGGGTAAAATACTTTGGTTCTGAAATGAATATAATACAGTATATTCTCCAATCCAGATATGACAATCGTAGGATATGCAAAACGTTTATGACTACCAATATGCAACCGGAAGAGTTTGAGCCTAAATATGGGGAATATATCGCAGACCGAATCAATGAAATGTTTAATGTAATCGAAATCAAAGGGAAAAGCAGACGATGAAACCTCTTAAATACCTATTTGCAGCAATATCAGTAATAACTATATATGTGGCATTTTATTTTGCTATCTACTGGATAGCTGAGTATTGTTTACGAACTTTAATATAATACAATGAAAAATGTAGAATTGTATAACGATCATTTCCAGAACTACAAAGTTTATGGAATCCCTAAAGCTCAACTAATTATAGCTGATGTCCCTTACAATTTAGGAAATAATGCTTATGCCTCTAATCCCTCATGGTATGTGGATGGTGATAATAAGAACGGAGAAAGTGATAAGGCGGGCAAACAATTCTTTGATACCGATAAAGACTTTCGCCCGGCAGAGTTTATGCACTTCTGTAGCCAAATGCTTGTAAAAGAACCTAAGACTAAAAAAAGTGCACCATGTATGATAATCTTTTGTGAATTTGAAGACCAGTTCCGATATATCGAACTTGGTAAGAGATATGGTTTGGGTAAATACATAAATCTTGTATTTAGAAAAAACTTTTCATCGCAGGTTTTAAAAGCAAACATGAAAGTGGTGGGTAACTGCGAATATGGTCTTTTGTTGTATCGTGACAAGCTTCCAAAGTTTAACAACGACGGACGGATGATATTCAATTGCTTTGATTGGGTACAGGATAATGAAACACCGAAGGTTCACAATACCCAAAAGCCAGTACCATTACTTCGTAGGTTAATAGAGATATTCACCGATAAAGGTGATGTAGTTATCGATCCGTGTGCCGGAAGTGGTTCTACCTTATTAGCAGCCGCCCAACTAGGACGCAGAGCATACGGATTCGAGATTAAGAAGAAGTTCTATGCTGATGCGAATAAATTTGTATTGTCGCAAGTCCAACAGGCGTTATTCCAATAATAAAGCTATGTGTAAGATTGAGTTAGATAAAATATACAATGAAGATTGTATCGAAGGAATGAAACGTATTCCAGATAAAAGCATTGATGCTATAATATGCGATCTTCCATACGGTACCACTCAAAGTAAATGGGATACAATAATTCCATTTGAACCTCTATGGGAACAATACAAACGTATCATTAAAGACAATGGGGCTATTGTATTGTTTGGTGCGGAACCCTTTTCCAGCTATTTAAGACTAAGTAATATCGATTGGTATAAATATGACTGGGTTTGGGACAAAGTGAAAGGAGTTGGCTTTCTAAATGCTAAGAAGCAACCTCTCCGTAATCATGAATTGATTAGTGTATTCTACAAAAAGCAATGTACCTATAATCCTCAAAAAACATCTGGTCATGAAAGGAAAAAAACTTTCAGATCAAAAAACTGCCAAACAGAAGTGTACGGAGCAATGAATCAGGATTACCATTATGATTCAACAGAAAGGTATCCGCGTAGTATACAAATCTTCAAAACTGATACACAGAACTCTTCGCTTCATCCTAACCAAAAGCCACTGAAGTTGTTGGAATATCTTGTTAAGACTTATACTAATGAAGGCGAAATTGTATTAGATAATTGCATCGGAAGTGGTACCACTGCTGTAGCCTGTATAAATACTAATAGACATTTTATCGGCTTTGAAAATTTGGGAAAGCATTATTATACAGCCTGTGAACGTGTATTACAGGCTATGCGAGAACCCAAATTAGCATTATAAACTAACGTAAAACAAGAATAGAAAGGAACATTATGAAAAAAGTAAATTCTCCAGTCGTTTCAGTGAGTCTGAATAGCTATCATCAGCTGTCTGATGCAAATGAACAAACAGGTCTTTCAAACAATTCCACTGACGCATATCTCCAAAATGAAGAATTATCTTCCATAGGTGGGGATTCTCAACGAACAATGGGAACATCCTTGCCGCCAGTGCATTGTAGTAATCTCGGTGATGTACAGGTTGCTTTAAAATCTGGAGCCAAAGATGTAGAAATCCCCGATAATGTGTATCGCGAACTAATTGAGGCTGCTGAGAAAGGAGGTCATTTAGATAATCCTGGTGAGCTGGGGCAAAATGGCGGCATACTATTAGATTACAACAACTCCATTGGGTTGCCGCCATTTGAAGATGATACATAGAAGATAATTCGCAAATGGTTTCTTCAAACCACATTAATCCCCGAATTTCACCAGACATCTTACCATTGATTAAATGATGACAATATTCGTGTGCGAATTGATATATCCATTTACTCCAATAGTTATCAGTGACATGTAAGAATATAAAATGATTATCCGCCACGATGGAGCACATTGGATGATTGTCTTTGTATTCAATCATGCAATTGCAAGTAGAGAACGGAGGTATATTTAGTGCTGTAGAGAAATTTATATCAATAGACCTAAGCAAATAGTATATGACTTCCTTATCATAATTACCAAATAAAGGTGAGTTTGATATGTATAGGTTGGGTGATATGTAAGTAAATCTACTCATAATAACTAATTTTAAAATTCGACAATAGCAAAAATAGTAATAACAATCAAAGGACGCATCCATATCTACAATAATTTTAAAATTCGACACTTTATTCTTTATTCGGATGCGCCATTTAACTAATAACAAGAAAGAAATGAAGAAAATCATGTTCAATGATAAGTACGGCTTAACAACAGCCGTATTGGAAGGTCGAAAAACTATGACGAGACGTATTTCGGAAGACCAAATACGCAACAGTGTCTTTTGTAAGAGTGGTTATGAAAGCATCCATGGGCATGAAATAAAGCCTAAATACGAAGTTGGCGAAATCGTTGCCATTGCGCAAAGCTACAAGGATTCAGGCTATTACCCAGACTCATTAGATAGACATCCGAAAGATTTGAGTATTCGCGGTCTTATGAAGGATTCCGCAGGATGGAATAACAAAATGTTCGTTAAGTCGTATGCTTGTAAGTATCACATAAAGATAACCAATGTAAAAGTAGAGCGTTTGCAAGATATATCCGATGAAGATTGCTTGAAAGAAGGAATTGTTAGGCAAGAGGTAATATCTGATGAATCCCCTTTCCTTTATGCTTATGATGCTTTTTTGAACGGAGATAATAAATACTTTGCTTCTCGCTGGTTTAAGACCCCCAAAGAAGCCTTTGCTGTCCTGATAGGTAAAGTATCTGGCAAAGGTACATGGGAACGTAATTCTTTTGTTTGGGTGTATGAATTTAAACTGTTTGACTAATAACAACTAAATGATGAATATACTTCTTTGGCTAACCAACAGACCAGCATATCGGCTTATAAAAAAGATTAGTTGGGAAATGGAAGTAATGGATTTAGCAGATAAAATAAGAAATATTGATTAGACTATGAGTAGAAAGAAAAATATAGATGATCGTAAACAACTTTTAATACGGTATCGGATAAATGAAAATGGGTGCGTGTCTTTTATAGATCCTTGCTGCGATGAAATACCAGCCCGTCTTTTTGGGAAGATTATGGAAGCTGTATCCAATGTGGAGAAAGAATGGAATACTCGCAGGGAAAATAAACTTAGCGTATAACAAAGAAAACTTGAACCTAATGCTGTATAGGTAAGCGTAATGTCTTATGAAAAAGAAAATTTCGTTTAGTTGGATAGAGAAAAATATATCTGATGCAGAACGTGTAGGAGCAATGTATTGCTTCAAAAGATGTGATGTAAACTTTATGTAAATCATGGAATTTGTAGTTACAAAACTGAATTATACAGCCTATGAACTAGATAGGCTGTATAATATAAACTCTGGTGGATGTTGCTATCTCGCTTACAAGATTGCTTATTGGCTTGAAAAATACGGGATTGAATATTATTTTGTGATACAGAATGATAATCCTATTATCAATGATATTGGAAAACATTACTGTTTGCAAGTACTTCCTAGCAAGTTATACCTGAATAAGTCCCCCCTATATACGCACATTAAAAGCATAAAACGCACATCAAGCCAGATTTTAGATTACTACAAGAAATCAAGTTGGAGTGAAAAATATGATGCTTTAAATAATGTCTTTGTGGATAATTTGATAGATAATATTTTTGAATTTAAAATAAATAAATAACCTCATAACAAGCCAGAAAGGAGCTAATATGAAGAATGAATATTTTAATATGATAGGTCAAAAAGCACCTGGCGGAAAGATGATTTTAATGGCTGTTGTGCCAGATGATTTATTTGGCATAGAAGTGCCTAATATTTTTCAGGTGCAAGCTGTTAGGACTATTCCAACCATCTATACAGGAACATACCCAACTATACGGGTTGTTATTGACAAACTGGAAGCGAGAGAGGACTTAACAGGCAAAGGAATAGCAGGTATAGCTATTGGTGAAAATTGGTACAATGTTTCCCAGGAAGATAAGAATGAATACGGTATTAACATTAACCCATAACAAACATCAGTTGAGTAAGTGATTCACCCTATCAACTGTTGAGCTAATAAATTATCTCATTAGAAGAAAAAAATGAGCAAAATAGAGCTTGAAATAAAAGCCCTGCTATCAATAAAGACAACAGGGCTAAAAGA